GAGCTGAAAGTTTTTGCCACTGGCAATTTCAGCAACGGTAACGCGAAGTTTCCGAAGAGAAGCAATTGCCGTTTCAAAGCTTACGTTAGCTGCCTCTTCCATGGCAAATGTGAAAGCCTGGACGTCGGCTACCGTTTCGCCAAGTCCAGCAGCTACGTCTGCTATTTGATCGATTTTAGAAGCTTCTTCAATAAACGGGCTGACAAATCTTGTAGCTGTACTTACGGCACGGCTAAAAAGATCAAGGCCGTCGCGAACGCCAGAAATCGCCAGCGACCATTTTTGAAGACCACTGTTTGTAGCCATTCCGCTAACTTTGGACGCAACGGAATTAATTACGCTGCTCGCGTTGTCGATTGCGTTTATGGCTATAACAACGTCAGACATCGCTAATCCTTTGTGATCTCGTCATTAATGATCGACTGCTCGCAGTTCAGCATAGACCACAAAGAGACAAACCAAGCAGACTGATCTAGCAGCCCGCCGGCAACTGGCAAGAATCCTTTTTCAGCATGGCTTGCCATGTTTACCGCTCTTGCTAGATAAGGATCGACAAACTTTTTTCCGCATGTTGTCAATTGAAAATAACCGTCAATGCAGTGCTGACAGCCAATCCCATCGCACATAGGACATTCAATATCCGCCGGCGTGTTCGGTCCGATTCCGCTTTGGCACTCGTCATAGTTGCATCTTTTGCAAGTCAGCCCGTTTCGGATGAAGGCGGCGACTCTAACTTTTTTCGCTCTTCTGGCGTTAAGCTAGCCTCCAGTGTTGCGTCTCCAATAAGCTCCCAGCACTCACGTCGAGTTAAAAGATTTTCCGCTTCGTCAAGTGTAAAGGATAGCCCGCCCATGTTTTCCCAGCCGGCCAAAACAATTTCCAACGCGTCACGAATTAAATTAGCTTTTTCCGCGTTGCTACTTTGCTTTTGAAAGTCGCTTGCAATATCGCGAAGCTTGTCATCTTCTCGCCCGCTCAGAATTCGAAGCTTGAAGGTTGGCGGCGGTTGCTTGTCTCGGTCAGTTTTCAAGACGTAGCTATAAGTTCCGCCGCTTTCTAATTTTCTTGGCATACGTTAGCTGTTATCCGTAAAGGTGATGGAAAACTCTCGGTCGTCTGTTTGTGCGTTGCGGTTGCACTGCCACTCAAGCTCGTCAGTTACTAGGCGGTTTCGGTCGCCTTCTTGAATGTTAATGATCTGGGCTTTAGGTGCCGCGAAGACAAACGACCCGTTTCCAGTAGCACTGGCTAGCCCGATCGATAGCGATGCCTCTAGCCTGGCAAGCCAGTTGGTGTAGCTTGGCCGCGTGGCAACTAGCTTTGCCTCTGGGTTGGCGGTAACCATCGGCTTGCGGTTGGTGATGAGTGCCGAGTGAAAGCCGCTGGCATCCGTGGCACATTCACGCATCATAATTTCGTTGCCGAGGTCGATGGTTGCCGTCTCATAGCAAAGAGCGATCGAGTTGAAGCTAGCCTGTACGCCAGCCGCCCGCAGTGGCATTTCAGCAGTCGGCGTTTCGAATCCAGGATAGGTCGGGTCGATGATTGCCGAGTCTGTAGGCGTCACCCAAATCCCGGTAAACGTCCACTCGATGGTAGCTCGCTTGCCAGTTGCCAAGTTGATCTTGAACGTGCCAGCAGCTCCGCGAATCGACTTAAACATACCGTCCTGATAGCAGCCAATCGTCAGCGTCTTAACGTCGCTGCCAGGTGCTGCCGTCTTTGGGTACCATACGCCAGTATCCTTGACCAATCCGCAAGCTGGGAAAAACGTCGTCACCCATGATGGATCGCCGGTGCCGTCCCAGCTTATGTCTGTCTTGAAGCTAGCAGTACCCTTGTACCCTCCAGGCACGCTTGCCAGATAGCCAAACGAGCCTTGCCCTTCTCGCTCCTCGAAGTCAATCTCGGGCTGGATCATGACATCGTAGGCATTGAATGCAGCCTCGCTAGCAGTCAGGGACTCAGCCGTCCCGACAGTCGCTTCGACTTTGGCGGCAAGCACTCTTTTTCGTTTTAGCAGCGTCATGATTTTCCCTTATATCTTGCCTTCCAATTCAAGTTCAATTTTGCGAATGCGACGATCAATTTCGTATGCGAACCGTTTTTTCGTTTCTTTAACAGTCGGTGCCAGGTGATTGTTTTTAGTAAATGCTCCGTACGCAGAAGGCCCTCGCAAGAGAATAATTGGCAGCCTTTTTTTGCCGAGTCTCTTAAAGGCGTGCCCCTTGAATCTTACTAAGGACACTCCAGGTTTTGGCCCCATAAACGCATGAGGAATCAAGATTGATTTTCCGGATTTTCTTACCTTGACTTTGACGCCACCATCTTTTTGCTCTGGCTTAAAATGCTTGATGCTATACCTGAAACCTTTTTTCAAAATGACTTCAGTTTGTGGCATTGCTGCCGTTGCCCGCTTTCCAATAATTCCTTTTTTTATTTCACGCTGAGTTAAATTCACCTCAATTGCAATTAGCTTAGCAATCTTGGACTTTGTCATTTTGGCCGTTTCATTGACGGCAACTGCTAGCTCTCTCTTTATTTTCTTTGCGTTGTTTTCTAGCAACGAAGAAAGCTTGCGGATCTTTTCTTTGTCAACCGAAATATTGATCATAGTCTCGTCGCGTAGGGATCTAGTTCAGAGACTCGGTATAGCACAGTTAGCGGCAGGTTTACGCCATCAATCCCGCCGTCGGCGTTGATAAGCTCTTTCGCCTTCCATGCCGCATCGATCGCGTTGCCATCAAAGGTATGCCAGGTAGCCGCTGGGATGCAGACCGCCTTTTGAACGTCGGCCGCAAACTGCGAAACCTCTTGATCAATCGCGGTGCTGCTGTTTTCGTCGGTAAGCAAATGGCAATGAATGTTGAACGTCAGCTCACGGGCAAGCCCGACTGGGTTGCCTGGATACATTAGTTCGTCAACTTCCACCGTCTCGCCCATCGTCAACACAATTTGCAAATGGTCTGGAGTAAAGTTGCCTAAGCGGGTCGGCCGTATAACCGATCGAACTTTGGTTTGATAGCTCGTGCTGCTAAGCATCAGTCGAAGCCGGCGATGTAGCTCGCGAGCGATTCGCTCTTCGACTGTATACGTCAGCGGCATTCGAGCACCAACATTCCTTCGTCGTGGCCAAGTAGCTTGAGGATAGAACGCTTGCTGGCCTGCTGACCGACCCTTACGGCGAACTCTAAGGCGTCGCCGCCAAGGTTTAGCTCGTGGCTTGCAATCCCAGTTTCCGAGTTGTTGGCAACGTGGATTTCAAACACAGGCAGGACAGAATCGCCATCCTCTGGCAGTACTGCAAGCTGTTCGCGAAGAACAACCGCATTAATCGTCCTTGCCTCGCCGGCACGCGGGTAGTACGTAACCGGCTCGGCAAAGTCGTCGGCGTTGCAGAACACGCTATCGGCATCAGCCTGGATCGTGTCGTGCAGCGTCATAATTATCGCTTCGACTCTACGCGAACGTAGTCGATCGTCACCGCGTCAATGTTGGCACTGGAGGTCTTCTGGATCTGGAAGAACGGTTGCAGGCTTCCGGTGGCTTCGCCCATGTCAAAGGTCGTCGAAGCTGCAACGCGATCGCCGTCGATGAAGAATCGGACGTCGTTCTTGCCGGCCGAAAAGTCGATGACGAACTCCTTATAGGTCGTCGCCAAAGTCTTGCCGGTTGCCTTGTCGTCCAAGTCCAAGACGTTGTCATCGGTCTCGACAACGACAGCGGTCGTCGAGGTCGCACCGACCATCTTAAACTGAGCATTGTTGGTAGTCGAGTCAGTGTCGTCAGCACGATTCGACTGCAAACCCCAAACGATCGTGGTGCCAGAGGTACAACCAGACACTTTGACGCGAGTTTCAAAGCGTTGAATGTTGTCGATGTCGAAGCAAAGCTTGTTACCAAAGTCCAAGCAGACGTTTTGAACTTCGCCAGTCGATTCCAGCGTCAAAGCCACTTCGCCAGTTGCCGAAGGAGTCACGCTTGCGTAGGTCGGAGTTCCACTGGAGGAGGTGTCGGTCACCTTCCAGAAGCCTTCGCCAACCGTTGCGGCGTACGTTTGACCGCCGAAGAAGTCATCCTCAAAAATCGCGAAATCTCGAATACCAGCCATTTTATTTGAACCTTTGTTGTGAGTTGTTGTGTTGCCGAAAAGCCCGCCGCCCAGTTAGGCAGCGGGCAGAGAGTTAGCCGTTAGATCAGGCAGAGTTGCGGAACAGGCCACGCCAATCGATGGCCTTCACGCCGAAGGTCTGGCGAACCTTGTACTTGTAGGTGTCAGTGGCGAAGTCCCACTCGCTCTCAAGAACTGGCGATTCCTCGCCGCTCAAGAAGCAAAGTTCGACGGTGTCGATCTGGGCTGGGTCGGCGGCCAAATACCAGTTGGTGGTTGAGGCACCATCAAGCTGCGGCTCAACGATCACATTGAGCGAGCGAGCACCGCCAGGGCCGTAGATGTTGGCCGTGTTGGCGTTACCAGCAGCACTTCCGCCGGCGGCAGGGTCGGCAGTCGAAGCCATCAACTGCAAGGCTTCCGCCGAGTAGTTGGCCGGCACAATCAAGAAGCGAGGCACAATGCCGAGAATGGCATCGGAGCTGATGCCCTTTTGCAGCATCATCTTTTCGAATCCAGTCGACAGCGTTGCAACCGCCGGAGCAGCAGCACTGCCCGAGGTGTTGTCGCCGGATGCGTGCGAAGAAGAGAACAAAGAGTAACCATCGCCCATGGTTGGGTTGCTGGTCAGCACCTCGTAAACCTTCTTATTCTGCATCCGCCGAGCAGCGTTGCCGTGCATGGCTGGGATGCGGCTGATGGCGTCGAGGTCATCGTTGACGACCGTTTCCCAAGACACGGTGAACAAGGCACCGTACTTTTGAACGCTGTAAGATTCCTTCGAATCGCCGACGCTCTTCTCGGGATACTCCTTGCCTTCCGGAACCATTTCCAAGTTTGGCGATTCGCCGAACCGGATACGGTTGATGGCCTTGAAGTCCTCAACGCTCGGAGCTTGGCGAGCCCATTGCGACCAAGAGTAGATCGCTTCGTCATAAGCAGCCAGCAACGTCTTGTTGGCGGCATCGAGCAGCAGGTTGGTAAAGCTGCCGGTGGTGTGATAAGACTCGGATCGCTTGATATACCGCTCGCTGATTGAGCGGTTACCCATCGCCGCCATCGCGATTTCGCGATTGCTCATCCGCTCGACTGGGTAGCCAGCACGCGACAGAACAGCGTACGCCAAGCGGTTGAGGCTCAAGCGTGCGAAGTCGTTAGCCCCGGCAGCCGGGTTGTCAACTTTGTGCCGCTGAACTCGAGCTCCTTGATAGGAGCGAATCAGCAAGCCGTCGCGGACGGCGGCATTGAACTTGTCGTCTTCGGAAGCCGTGACCTTGATCTCGGCTCCACCGACCGTTTGGCCGATCTCTTTGGTACTCATCTTTCGAAGGATCCTTTCGCGGGCGTCTTCAACGGATAAACCGGAATCGCAAAGCTCGTCAGCGAAGGCCCGCTCAAGCTTGGCAAGTTTGCAATCCTGGATAATGGTCTTCCGCCGCTTCGCGTCCGCGGTGAGGTGTCGCTTGACTTCCTCTTCCACGTCCATCGTTTTGGCGACAGGTTCGGTGGCTTCTTCGACTGGCTTGTCTTCCATGACTTCGCGTTTCGAAGCCTCAACAGGCTCGACTGGCAGAGATGCCATTTCGTCAGATACTTCGCTCGCTTCTTCTGCGGCTTCGCTGCCCATCATTCCGGCGACCCAAGCCAGGATCTGGTTGGGATCTTCCATGCCTTCGGGTAAGCCTTTCGCCTGCAAAGCGGCGAGCACTTGTGCATCGATCATTCGAGATGATTCCTTTCTTGCCGCTTCGAGATATGAGCGACGGACGGTTGAATAGTTGTCTGCCCCGCAAGCGACTAAGCTTGCATCCAAAGGCGTCCAACTCAGAACGATGTTTGCTGGGCCTTCGATGACGTTGCCAGCAGTTGTGCGATACGTTTCGCCGCGTTGAACAAACCGCGTCTCGAGCGGTTCGGCGGTGATCGAGAAGTCTGTGAGATGCCCTTCGGAAAGCTTTGCATAAGCTTCTTGCGAGGCTGCGTCAGATGCGAAGTAGGCATCGCCGCCGAACTCATCGCCATCGACGCTGACATTGCGAAGGCTGCCGACGACGTTGCGGATGGTGCTTTGATCGTGGCTATCGACGATCGGGAGTTGCGTGCGACCTGGACGCATTCGCATCCCGTCCATCAGCAGCACTTCCTTGACAACCATTCCGCGATCGTCGTCATAACGAAGAACGGGCGTTTCGGTGGCAGTTACAACGCGAACCGATCGCCGAGTTGCGTCAGCGGTCGAGGCAACCACCGAGACTTCCCGCATGACGAGCGATGGAGTTTTGGCTGGCGGTAGCTTGCCCTTTCTCATGCGTCCACCTCGTCCAGATTGGTTTCGATGGTTCCATCGCTTGCGTCGGCGATGAGTGCGTCGATGTTGGCTTGAGATAGACCAAGCGTTGACAGCAGCACCGACGCCTTGGTCGAGGTGATCGAGCCATCAACTAAGCCAGATAGAACGTCTTCGATGGCCTTGCCGTTTCGCTTCCATTGCAGGCGAGACAGACCAGCCATTTCGCCCGTACCGACTGCGGCTGGCTGCTCGGCCGGCGGTGCCGTAGCTGCAATCTGCATCTCTTCAGGAGTCAGCAGCCCGAGTTGCTTGCGTAGCCGTTCTTCCTTGGCTCGCTGATAGAAGACAGCTCGATACGAGCGACCGCGGCTACCCAGTTCCGTCTGGTAGTCCGACATGAACGTCTTGATAGATTGCTCGGCTGAAGCTTGTTCCGATTGCGGATCGACCCATTCCCACTCGGGAGTCTGCCACTCGACCGGAGCGTACTTGCGACGATCCTCTAGCAACTCAGCGGAAGTCGGAAACTCTTCCATCCCAGAGATTGCCGCAGCATCACAGAACGCATCCCAGATGGGTTGGCACATGTGATTGAGCAGATACCGCTGCCACCGACGAAAGCGGCGACGGTCTTCTAGCTGGGAGGTTCGCGAGGAAGAGTAGTTGGTTTTGCTGTAGTCACGAGCGACGATCTCATAGCTAAGCCCAGTACCAACCGCGATGCCTCGAAGCATCAGGCTGATCCACGGTTCGCTGGCCGAGTTTGGCCGGCCTGGGTTGGCCGACTCAATTGACTCGTTCGGCCGTAGCCGCATTACCATCCCGGGCTGTAGGTACTCGTAGGCGTTGCCGTCAGTGTCGACGGTGTCTTGATCGTTTGGGGCAAGCAGGCTGCCGATTGGCGTTTCACTCTTGATGGCGACTGTGAAGCACGAGGCAACAGCCGAAGCTTGCAGCTCGTTGTCAACGTATACGCCCAGGTCTCGCAGCCAAGAGAGAACTGGAGCAAACCAGCTAATCCCGCGAGTCTGTCCGATGCGGTCTCGGCGGAAGAGGTGCAGCACCTCGCTTGCGGGAATCCGCTCGGCGGTCCGGTGGACGCTGTAAATGCCGTTGGGATGGTCTGGATAGAGCCAGTAGGCAATGGGCTTGCCGAGGTCGTCCACCTCGACGCCGCGGATGATGCGGTTGCCAGTTTCGCGGCTAACGCGAGCATGATAGGTGTCCTTGTCGCCGGCGAGCCGGTCGGCTTCGATAAGCTCAAGAGCCAATGGTACTGGCCGAAGAATCCCGCGATGGGTTTTGCTCGGCGTGCGTACCAGGCGGATAAGGACTTCGCCAGCCTCGACAATTTCACGTTGGCAAATCGACTGGATCTCATCGAACGTGTATTGCCCGTTGATGTCGCAGACTTCGCACCATTCCCGCCAGGCCTTGTCGCGAGCCTCGTTGGTGTCCTCGATGTCGTCGCCTTCGGGAGTCTCATAGGTTGACTGGGCTTTGATCCCGCAGCCAACGACGCTCGAAACGATGGTATCGACGACGCCCCAGGCATAGCTGTTGTTTCGCACCAGCTCGCGAGCCCAAGCACGCATCGAGTCGGCACCAAACGGGCCCAGCAATTCCTGGTCTGCCGATTGATTCTTCGGCTTGCGGTTGGCGGTCAGCCGGTTTGGCTCGGCTCCTTGATAGCTACGGGCAATCCGCCGAGCTTGCATCCTGCGAAGCTTGGCAGCCGGAGCAAAGACGCCGATAAAGTTGTCGAGAACTTCGCCGATGCCAATCATGCGGATGGTTTTCCCATCTTGGCAAGGCGGAAAGCACCGCTGCCGTTCTCGCGTTGAACGGCAAAGAGAAGCTGATTGCGTTGCTCGAAAAGCGTGTTTAGATCGAGCTTCGTTACGCTGCGGCTGCCAATGTTGTAAGACGAAGCACCGCCGGTAAGGAGTGCTTCGATTGCCGCGTCAATCTGTGCTAGAAGATCTGCTGCCGATGCCATGCCATCAAGATGGCAAGCACATGTCAATTACTATACAGCTATTTACAATTGCAATTGTAACGGACGAAAAAACTACGGGCCTTCTTGTGCCCAGGTGTTGCCGCAAAAGCCGCACTTGCAATATCGAACCTTGCCGTGTTTGGCGTAGACGCGGGAATAGTTTGTTCGCGGTGGTCGATTGGCTGCACACATGGAGCAGTCCCGAGGGACGAACTCGCGAGGCTTTGGCTCGTCAATCAGACGAACGTCCGGCGTTGGCTCAAGCCGTGTCTCCATTGGGATCTGTAACCGATGTTCTCGCTTCCTCTTTGCCATTGTTTTCACCATCTTCGCTTGGGAATCCACCCTCCTGGACGAGAACGAAACTTGCCGTGCTGCCTTTGCTGCACTGGCTTAGGCTTTGGCTTTGGTTTGTCGCTGAGCTGTTGCGGCGATAGCTCAACCTCCGAGGGAGCAATCAGTTTGATCCCGCAAACCTCAGAACATGCGGCGGCCATGTACGTCGCGTCGAGCCAGTGGTTGTTTTCCGACTTGACGTTCCAAAACGTCTTGGCCCCTTTGCCTTCCTTGAATGAGGTAACTAGCTCTTCGGCCGCGATGTGATGAGCATAGGCTTGGTGCTTCTGGTTCCCGTCTAGCTCAAACAGCGACAGCGAGCCACGCCGCAGCATGTTTTGTTCGTCAAACGTCGGCGTCAAATATCGTTCGTGCACCCATTGCTTCCAATAATTGGTATCAAGCTCGTATAGCCAAAGTCCTTGAGAATCCAACCTAGAAGCGTGCAGGTTGCTTCCAGCTAGCACGGAAGACGACGAGGTTTTCTTCGGGTAGTACGGGGCAAACCCTTTTGACGGGTGGAATGGCGATCGAACCTGCCGGCAAAACTCATAGGCGGCATTGGTGAACGTCCCAGAGTCAACTAGAGCGAAGTCTATCTGTCGACGCTCGCCGGCCTGGTCGATGTACTCTTTGGCCAAAATAGCGTCTCGCCATTCCAGCAAAGCACGGTAGATCATCGGTTCGCTGCCTTCATGATCCATCGATGTATCGGTACCAGTAACCTCGGCAACTCCGTAATCGATCACAGCACCGCCGGCACCATTCCACCAGGCACAGACGACCCAGTGACAACGATACTTCCCGAGGTCGATAGCCGCGGTAATCGCTGCCGTATTCAACGGGCACATCTTTCTAGGCAGTCCGTTGACTCGGCTGGTAATGATCGCTGCGGTGAGCCCAGCTCCGACCGGGCCCGCCTCCTCCGGCGGGTCGTTGTCAATTTCTGTCGCAACCGCTTTTTCACCAAAATCGGCCACGCGGTTAAAGTACGCTTGAACGGCCGATAGTTCGATCGGTTCACCATCCGCGTGCAACCTCTTGTCGTAAGATTGTGCATTGGAGACGACGCAGCCATCTTCGATGTTGCTTTTAAGGTCTCGCCAGAATCGAAACGCTTCCCGGGCATCAGGGTCTTTCTCGGATCGGTTTTGACGCATCTCGATATATTGCTGAACCAAGTCCATGCC